CCCCAATGGGGGACGCTCGCTTATCGCGAGGCGTTTGCTTTCGCAAACGAGTAAGTATTCAAAGATTGAATCTTACAGGACTTTTCATCCAGAGAAGGACTCCGAATGGTAAGGGATCTTGTGATCCGTGACTTAAACACCTCCATGACTTTCATCTGGGAGTGGAAAAGTGGGGCTTATACCAACTATTATGGATGGTCGAATCCTCACCGGAAAGAACACCGGTGGAGAAACGACATCGTACTTAGCGATGGTGTAAGACCTACGGCATATCGTGCATACTCGTACGATTGTCCCCTGACGGACGTATTGCTACGTTCGGAATGGGAAACCGCTTATCGCCCCGGCTACGGCTGGGACGAGAAACGCCTGCTCATCGTCGGGACCGATGGTCTCGATATATTTGAGTATGGCAAACTAGATGCTATGCCTTGGGATGCTTCGTTTCCTTCCTCTCTTGAGGCGGAAGCTAATGCTAAAGTCCTTAATAAACTGGCTCAGAATCCAGTGAATTGGGGACAATTCATAGCAGAGCTACCCGAGACGCTCGAATTCATAGCGAAGACGAGTGCCTTTGTCTTGGAGGCTTATTACGCCGCGAAAGCGGGTAATGGCAAGCGTGTTGCGAAGAAACTGAAAGTGGCGTTCCAAAAGAACCCACCTAAGTCATTCGCAGATCTTTGGCTGTCATATCAATACGGTTGGAAACCGTTGATGACTGACATATACAACGCTTTCGCCGGGATGCTTGTCGTCTTCAGCAGACCTCAGTTACGTTCTGTAACTGGGGTCGCCAGACGGCGGGAAACATCTTATGCGAATTCTTCCACCTTTACCATTCTTGGTAAACCGTGGAAGGGTTGTGAAACCAAAGTCACGTATTCAATCGATGATGCGTTTACATCAGGCCTGAACTCCTTAGGTTTGGTGAATCCTGGCGCAATAGCGTGGGAACTCACTCGATTGAGCTTCGTCGTTGATTGGTTTATACCAATCGGCAATTTCCTCACTGCGATGACTGCACCCGTTGGGTTACAGTTTGAGTGGGGCTATACAACGAAGTTTTGCAACGGAACGACGCAGATTAGGAAGAACTACAATAGTTTGTATACTATTGGAACTCATCCTGTCTTCGACGTCAAGGTCAAAGGAATGGACCGTAAAGTTCTTACGGACTTTCCTGCACCGAGGCTTTACTTACGACCGCCTCTAACACCCAACCAGATTGCGAGTTTACTCGCTCTCATAACTCAAAGGAGTCGGTGAATGCCAGCTCTTGCATCACTCACCGTCAACGACGGTGAAGCGACGCCCTTGGCACATACTTTTGTGCCGGTGGCCGTTGACAACGGTATCGCCCGACTTAAGAACTCGGACGGTACTCCTATCGGTGATGAAATCATCACCATCTCGCTTCGTGAGACGCCCCAGAAGTATAAGGGGCGACTCGTGCTGACGGTACCTACGATGGTCACTGAGACCATCAATGGTGTATCGGTCCCACGCGTTGATCGTTCAATCATCGTAGATGTGAACGTTGCGTGCGACAAGACCTCGTCGACCCAGGAACGGGACAATGCCCTGGCCATGGCCGGGAACCTCCTCGTGGGAGGCGTCACCCTTGTGGATGGCGTTTTCCGTGATCTTGAAGGCGTTTGGTAAAACGGCAGTGCTGAGGTTTCTCAGTGCTGCAGCTAACCGGATTTTGCGTCTTGACGACGCCGTCTTCCTCCTTTGCGTCCTAGCAATTGTGATTGCACTTCTGAGTGCCGTCATGCTAGTAAACCTCTATGGGTTAGACCCTATAAGTTTATGCAATCTAGGCGAAGGCACACCACAATGGTGTGGATCATATCTCATTGCCCTCCTGACTAATCCATAAGGATCGTCGACATGTCGAGTCATAGACCGATGGGTATTCAACGAACGCATAAGCAGCGTAAGTTATGCCCGAACCACCTTCCAGCACATGTTGCTAGAGGCTTTCAAGATGAGTTGACCTCCCTCATTGAGGGATTAGACTCATCTTATGGCTTTAAGGGTGAATACCTGCAGCGAGAGTTTAAGTCAAAGTACTTAGATCCTTCTGTAGTTACACCTGAGCAACGCCGTCAGGCCGCAGTTGATAAGTGGCTAATGACGGACGAGCGAAATGCAGTGACCAATTGTCGTCTTCAACTTGGAGACGAAGACTTTGGGTGGGTGACCTCTGACAATCTTATTCGTAAGACGCGTCAGATCATCAAAAGCACCCTGGGACCTCTCGATTACCCCGCTTGTTTGTTTAGGGGAAATCATACTAACGGCGCATCCGTGCGCGTTGGTAGAAGTCCGGCCGCTGCTATTTTTAAACACACTGGTAAAGCACTCGTAAGTTCCTCCGCACTAAAACATTGGCTGGCTTATGCGTCATCGACGCGTTTGTCAGATCAAGTATTGTGCATTCAGGAATTCTCGGTGTTGTTCACTGTACCTAAGGCAACAGAGATTGATCGAGTGGCTTGTAAAGAGCCCGAAATCAACATGTTCCTCCAAAGATCCGTTGGAGACGTCATAAGAAAGCGTCTCCGTAAGAATGGCATTGATCTTAACGATCAAACCATTAACCAGCGGCTGGCCCGAGATGCGTTGCATCAGGGGTTGGCTACTGTGGATCTAAGTTCGGCAAGTGATTCTATCTCACAACAACTCGTGAGAGAGTTACTTCCGTTCGATTGGTGGTCTCTCCTTGATGACCTACGTGTACACAGTACACAAGTGATTGAAGGGGAGGAACCCTACGAACTGAACATGTTCAGTTCAATGGGTAATGGCTTTACTTTCGAGTTAGAGTCCCTAATCTTTTGGGCTCTAGCCAGAGCGATCTCGTATTTCTCTGGTTCGAAAGGAAAGGTTTCTGTCTACGGGGACGACATAGTCGTCCCTAATGGTATTGCTCCTCGTATGGCACGCGTCTTCGCGTGGTTTGGCTTCAAGGTTAACACCAAGAAGTCGCACTGGTCCGGTTCATTCCGGGAATCGTGCGGTAAGCATTATCATCGTAGTTACGATGTGACTCCTTTCTATATGAAAGAACCCGTAAAAGGCAAGACGGATGTAATCCGTCTATTGAACCAACTCCTATATTGGGAGGCACGGGATTTTCGATTCTTCACGGATGAGAAGATCTCTGAATTCCACTGTAAGTGGTCTGGGATTATTCCCAGATCCTTGTGGGGAGGTCAGGATCCAATGATCCATCTGCCCTGGTAACAGGGTATCCTCCGCGTAAACGTCTACAACGACGATTACGTCAGTTCACTTGCAGTGATGATGATCTCTTGCGTCTTAATTTGAGTCGTAATGACTTCGATTTCGACAGCGCAAGACTGAATCACTGGTTCACCGCTAGGGAGTTAACGGATTTTCCGTTAGCTAGTCACCCCAGAGAAATGGGAAGGTTTATCCTTTCTGATATGCCCCTCTGGACAGTACGCACTACGTGGGACCCGTATTTCATTACGGGTCGATACACAGTGTAA